TTCGCTAACTGGGCGTTGGAGACGGTGCCCGACAGGTTCGCTGTCGGGATCGTTGCTGAGGCAGTCGCAGGCGACGCCCCGTTGCTGTACAGATAACCCGTCAGCGCAGAAGCGCCCGTTCCACCGCTTGTGCTGTTGAGAATGCCGCTGAGTGTGACCGCGCCCGCAGTGGGCGTGCTTGGTGCAAAGCCTGTTGAGCCTGCGCTGAACGTCGTGACACCGCCAGACAAAGAAAATTGTTGCCAAGCTCCGCCAGCAAATGCCTCGTAGGTGACCAAATCGCTATTAAATCGAACCTCGCCGTTAGCGCCAACACTGCGCTGTGCAGTGGTGCCTATGGGAATAGTCACCGCGGCGGTGCCCGGTATCACGGGGTTAGACGCTAGACCAATAGTGGGGTCACCAGCTCCTGTGCCGTTAATCACCGAGGTCTGATTGGTGACGCCAGTGATCGTGACAGGCGAGATCGTGGAGCTTGAGCCAAGCGCCAATATGCCAGAGCCCGTAGCGTTTGCGAGCGCCTGTGCAAGCCCTGTCAGCGCAAAGGTAGGATTACCCGCAATGCCGTCACCGTCTGTCACGCCGATGCCGTTGCCGCTCGTGGTGAGCGTGCGTGCGGCGATCGTGTTGGGCGCGGTCTTCACGATCACACCATTTGAGGCAGTCTCTAACGAAGCCGCAGTGCCATTGAAGGCGATGGAGTAGGACGATTGAGCGCCACCATCGGTGATGCCTAGACCCACGCCTGTTGAGAAGTAACGGCTATTGGGCAACGCCGTCTGCAAGCCAACAGTCAAGAATGTCTGCGTGAGTGAGGGGCTCGAGGTGATCGCGGAGACAGTGGTCTGAACCGTCAAGCCGTCTTGCACAACAGGCACTAACTCAGCGCCTGTGATGGTCTGAGCTGCGGGGAGGGCTGTGATCCTGACATCTGCCATATAAATCTCTACGGTGAAAGTATGTCTAAATTACCGTCATTCGGCGTGTTCGCCTGCTCAGTTGCGATCCCGACATCATTTTCGTTCTCTATGTCAGGATCAAGGATGATGTTGTTGTGCGTCTGCGCAACATCCTCATCTGGGCGAGGGAAACGGAGGCTAATCTTTTCAGACTGCCTTGCAGGCAACCTATAGGGGTCAAACTGGTCACTACAACTCTCACTGCAAACCTTGATAGCGGGTATGTTGCCGTCTGCACGCATGTCGCTATAGGCTCTTTTCATCTTGCATCTGTCGCATATGAAAACACTCAAACTGCTGTTACCTATTGTATTCAGAAAGCGAGGCATTTCATACCCCTATCTCGTGTACATGCTGATATTGGGCGAGATCATAATGGGCGACTTGTCGCGGTTCTCGTTCTGCGCCAGCATGAAGTGCTTCTCGTACTGCTGCTCAAGGTAGGTCACGCGGGCGGGGTCAACTTGGGGCAGCTCCATCGCCATCTGATGCGCCAAGCCGTTTTGAATTGCCATGTAAAAATACTGCGGGATCTCAATCTCGCCGCTCAGGTCACCCACGTCTTGGATGTAACGGTTCAGCCAGAGCTCGAGCTGAGGGCTGATGTTGTTAGGCACCGGCCAGACTTCCATGTTGGGCTGCGGGATCGTGCGGTTAAACCAGTACTGCAGCGGCCTGAGAGCCGTAAACGAACGGTTAGGAAGCGAGCTGTAGTCGTCACGGTTCATGCGCGACATGTTGATCGACATCGGCATGGTGCCAAATACCACTTGGTAAAAGCCCATGTCAACGCCCGCAGTCTGCTGGATGCGCCAAAAGGGGGCACTTGCAGAGGGGTCGAGGTCGTAATAAATCCAAGTGCCAGATGCCCACGTCACCGCGCCGGGTGCGTAAACCGTCACCCAAGTCGTGCCGTCCATTGAGTACTGCAGATCTACTGTCACCGAGCCCGACACCGCGGGCAGGATGCCGATCGTGCTGATGTAGACAGGGCTGCTCGTGCCGTTGGCAATGCCGATAGAGCCCGTGTTGTTGCTCAGTTGACATATCAGGTCACCTACGCCGTTAAATGCGTTCAGGGTGGTGCCTGACGTGCTGTTGGCACCCGTGCTGATGTTGGTCAGGGTGCGGTAGTTAGCGTTGAGCACGTCGACCGTGCCCACGGGCAGGAAGTACTCGTACTTTTCGGGCTGCAGGCCAACGATGACCTTGTTGATCGCCCAGTAGTTCACGCCGTAGTTACTCAGGCTCGAGAGCAGGTAGTACAGGCTCTCCTTAGCGGCCTGCACCTGCTCGACGGTCAGCTCCTCGGCGAGCTTACCCGCACGGCGTGCGCCGTGGTCGATGAGCTGCTGCACCGAGATTGTGGTCTGAGAGACTGTGCCGCTAGTTGACATCTACCACCCCGGACATTTCCAGCGTTTTAAGGAGGCTTTTGCGCGTGGCGCATCGCCGCTTGCGTGCTTGACTACACCAGACATTCTGGCGCAAAATGAATTTTTACGGCTACCACCCTCTGGCTGAGGGGCTTTCAGGTTCGACCCTGTTGCTGTATTGTACTTCGCACGACCTTTGGCGGTCAGCCCTGCCCCTTGATCTGTTGGCAATTTCTCGCCCCGACCAACCGCTAAAGAGACATCACCGCCGTCTTTCATCTTTGCTGTCTTTGCAGACTGCTTAAAAGCTGCGGCTGTGGGTGCTCCTGCGCTGCCAACCTTGCGCATCTTCTCACCCGAGCCCGCAGCAATACGTTCTTGCTTGGCGTGGATGTTGGCGTATAGCCCACCGCTTTTCATCTTTTTGCTTGAGAACGCCTTTTCCACAATTTCTACTCTCTCAGGTTTAGTAGTTGCTTGGCCGACAATCTTCAGACGCTCAGGTTTGCTATTGCCTTTGTCGTAAAAACCTGCCTTCTTTAAAGACTGGGCCACCCCACCGCCTTTCATCTTATCGGCCTTAACAAACTCTTTGCCGACCTTCTGAGGCACACCGCCAAACCCACCCTTAGTGTGAGCGGCGGCCTGCATCAAGCGCTTTTGGGCGGGTGATTTGCTAGGCATGATTAGTTTGTGGGATTGACGTAGTGTTTTTGCATTTCTAGAATAATTGTGTAGGAATCGCCTGCCGATCCATCTAGCGTTGTAAATGTAATGACACCTGTCTTGCCCGCGCCAGCGTTATTCCACAGCCCACCAAAACTAGAAAAATCTAGAGTGAAGAATGTGGTTTGAGGAACAGTGCCAATAACAACAGGTGCCGTAGCCGCCCAGTTCATTTGGACTTCTAAGCCATGAGTCATGGCAGACATTTTTAAAATGCTCACCGCATCGCAAGCCCCACCAGCGTTTGAGGGTAAAAGCGCAGAGGGCGTGACCTTTGCCACAGCGGATTCGTTTTCCGTTGTGCTCATGGAGGCGTAAAACTTCATAATAGCGACGCGCTCGCCGTCAAACAATGTCTGCGAGGTGGCAGTAATAGTCATAAATATCTCCAAAAAGCAGGGGGCGAACCCCCGTGCTTATCTAAAAGGAACCGCCCTTTTTCATGGCTTTGTAACCATCGCCACCTGAGCATGACATTTTGGCATGACCACCGTCCGCGTACTTCTGCACCACGCCGCCGGTTGCGTACTTCTGCACTACACCACCCGTGGCGTACTTGGCAACACCACCCGTAGCTAAGCCCTTGTGAGCCTTAGACGCGGGCTTGCCCTCATGAGACATCAGCTCCTTCTTGATGCCCTTGATCTGGCGCTCTTCCTTCATGTGCATCGCCTTGCCCTCGACTTCGCCGCCTTTTTTGCGCATCATCGGAGCAGCACCTGCACCAGCACGCTGAGCCATAGCAGCCTCGAGCATTGCTGCTCGGGGATCAGGGCGACGACCCATTGCTGGGCGACCCATCGCGGGACGCGAGGGCATGGCACGACTACCCATCGGCATAGGCGTTGCAGCTAAGGGACCAGCGGGCATTGTGCCGCCCATGGCCATTTTAGTCTTGCCGCCGTGCTTCATGCCTTTACCAGCCTCATCGACTGAAGGCTCTGTCGACTTCATCATCTTCATTTCTTTGAAACCCATGATCTATACCCCTTAGGCTTGTGTGACGCCGAGAGCGCCAGTACGGGTTGCGTTCGGGCCTGCCGCAATTGCTGGCAGGGCTATTCCCATCACAAGACGCTTGACGCCGTCACAAGCAGATGAGGGCAAATAAGTGCCTCTTACATCGCCCGTGGTTGTGGTAGCCGTCAACGTAGCGGCAACAGTCATAGTGCCAGCATCTTCAGCCAAGGTGTTGTCCCAGCCTGCGCGGGTGACATAGCCTCTATCAGTGATGCGTAACGGCGCACCTAAGATGTCTGTTGTACCTACGGCAACAGTCACCACGCTTGCGCCAGAAGAGACAACGCTGGAGATTTGGTAGAAGGCTTTTTTACCATTCACAGTTGTTGATGCCACTGTGCCTGTTGCAATTACCTCGCTCATGGCCTGACCGTAGTAGTCGTAACCAGAAACAGTAATGTTGACAGAAGTTGGGCTACCAGCGCCTGTAGTCGTAGAGACCGCACGAGGGCAGTCAAGCTGCAAGCCTGTTGCACCGCCAGTGATCGTAGTAGATATAACACCAGCACCTGCTGCGAGCGTGAGCGTAGTAGCAGTTGTGATCACAGCGGCAACAATGTTGGTTGTCAGTTTTGCCTGTGGGACAGCATCCCAAACATAAAGGCGGCCCAACGGCCCGACACCCACGCTCATTGGCGATGGGTTCTGCAACAGCGCATTGCCAGAGCCAATAATTGTGGCGCTTGCTACAGTCTGTGAGGCGCTTACGGTGTAAGTTCCTACGCCGCCAGAACCTGTACCAAAAGCGGTAATGCGGGTTCCGTTGGTTAGTGACGTTGAGCTGTCAATAAACATACCCACAAATATTGGGTCACCAGAAAGCATTGCGGTGACAGTCAATGTTGTTGTGGCAATTGAACCAGTAAAAGTTGAGACGTTAGGATAAGCATCCATACCCTGAACGGTAACGGCTGAACCTAAGAATAGGTCGTCTGAAAATTGGGGCATTTTAAAACTCCTGTGGCTTGAACCACTCAGAATTAAATTAAAAAAGGGAGCTAATCTTTTGGACTAGCCCCCTGTTGCTTTACACGCCGGGCGTGCCGTACACTGCGCGAGGATCGGT